TCTAAAGGCTATCAAAGAAGCCCGCAAGATGGAAAAAGAAAAAGAGGACGAGAAGGAAGACGATGAGAAGATGGAAAAGTGCAACGAGGATCTAGAACTTTCAGAAGAACTAGAAGACTTCATTGCAGAAGCCATCGAAGCAGGTCTATCCGAAGAAGAAATTATGGAAGCAATTGATGAGAACTTTGAATTTGTTTCAGAGGAATCAGAAGAGATTGCTGAGGAACTAGAGAATTACGAAGTAGACATGACTGAGCATGTCAACGCTCTACTAGAAGGTGAGAACCTTTCAGAAGAGTTCCATGCTAAGGCTACAACAATTTTCGAAGCTGCTGTAAAGGCAAAGCTAGAAGAAGAAGTTGCTCTCCTAGAACAGGCATATGCTGAGACACTAGAAGAAAGAATTTCTGAAATCGTTGAACAACTATCTACAGATGTCGATGACTATCTAAATTATGTCATTGAACAGTGGATCGAAGAAAACGAAGTTGCCGTCGAGTCCGCTCTACGTAGCGAACTAACAGAAGATTTCATTTCTGGTCTTCGTGCGCTATTTGCAGAACATTATATTGATGTTCCGGAAGATTCAGTAAATGTGGTTGAAGAACTATCTTCAACAGTTGAAGAACTAGAAGCAAAACTTAATGAAGAAATTGAGCGCAATGTTCATCTAACAGCAGCACTCAACGAATCAGTAAAGTATGAACTAGTGTCACAGGTTTGTGAAGGTCTAACCACAACTCAGGCAGAGAAACTAAAGTCTCTAGCAGAGAATGTTGCATTCACAGACGAAGATGAGTTCATTGAGAAGATTTCAACACTAAGGGAGAATTACTTCCCAACTGCTGTCAAGACAGATGAAGTTCTTGACCGAGTTGAATCACAGGATCCTAAGATGATTTCTGAGTCAAATCTAGAAGGTCCTATGAGTCGCTATGTTCAGGCACTTGGCAAAAGCCTCCCAAAGTAATCAAAACTAACTTTAGTTAAACAGAAAGAAGGAAACTAAAATGTATCTTACAGAAACCCTAGAGCAGAAGTGGTCTCCAGTTCTCGACCACGGCGGCCTAAACCCAATCAAGGATTCTTATCGTCGTGCAGTTACTGCCGTTATCCTTGAGAACCAAGAAAAGGCAATGGCAGAGGATTCACGTCAGCTAAACGAGTCAGCACCAACTAACTCTGGTGGTGGACTTGGAGCAGGAACCAATGTCGCATCATACGACCCAATTCTTATCTCACTAGTTCGTCGTGCCCTTCCAAACCTAATCGCTTACGACATCTGCGGCGTGCAGCCAATGACTGGTCCAACAGGACTTATCTTTGCTATGCGTTCACGTTATAGATCAATGAGCGGCACCAATGCAGGCGTTGCTGGTCTAGGCAGTGGTTCACATCCTGCTGGCAACAACAACCCATTTGCTGACACCACACTTGCTGGTAATTCATTCCCAACAGGTACAGGCATGTCAACTGCAGAAGCAGAAGCACTTGGTGACGGTGCCAACAACATGTTCAACGAAATGGCATTCAACATTGACAAGGTTACTGTTACTGCCAAGAGCCGTGCCCTAAAGGCAGAATATACCACTGAACTTGCACAGGACCTAAAGGCAATCCACGGTCTTGACGCAGAGACAGAACTTGCTAACATTCTTTCAACAGAAATTCTAGCAGAAATCAACCGTGAAGTTATCAGAACAATCTATCGTTCTGCTACTCTCGGTGCTCAGTATGGTGTTACAACCGCTGGTACTTTCGATCTTGATACCGACTCAAACGGTCGTTGGTCAGTTGAAAAGTTCAAGGGTCTAATCTTCCACATCGAGCGTGAGTGTAACGCTCTTGCCAAGGCAACCCGTCGTGGTAAGGGTAACGTCCTTATCGTTTCATCAGACGTTGCATCAGCAATGGCAATGGCAGGTGTTCTTTCTTACACCCCACAGCTATCTGCCGATCTAACTGTTGACGATACAGGTAACACATTCGTTGGTATGCTACATGGCCGTATCAAGGTTTATATCGATCCTTACTTCGGTGGTTCAGCAAACGGCGACGAACTAGTTACTGTTGGTTATCGTGGTTCTTCACCATTCGATGCTGGTCTATTCTACTGCCCATACGTTCCACTACAGATGGTTCGTGCAATCGGTCAGGATACCTTCCAGCCAAAGATTGGCTTCAAGACTCGTTACGGCATGGTAGCAAACCCATTTGCTACACTAGCAGGTGACGGTGTTGTTGGTACCCGTGATGTTTCCACACAGGCAAACATCTACTACCGCATCTTCCGTGTTCGCAATCTAACCTAAGTTGGATGCGTGGCGAAAGCCAACGACTAAGAGGGGTGCTTCGGCACCCCTTTTTTTCGTTTTGATAAATAGATATGGAGGATCACCATGACGATTGAAGCACTAACAACAAACACGCCAGAAAACACTTCCATACTTCAACTAACAAAATTTACATTCATTATTCCAGATAAGCCATTCTTGAAGTATTTCTGTCAGACTGTTCAAATCCCTTCAGTCTCAACAAACGAGATTGAGGTTCCAACTCCATTTAGTGCAACATATAGACATGGTGAAAAACTTAGATTTGATCCACTAGTTATCACTGCTCTAATGGATGAGGATCTAAGAGTTTGGCAAGAAACATACGATTGGTTGAAATCGCTAACCAGACCAACAAGTTTCGAAGAATATCCAAGACAATCGAAAAAAGATATAGTCAAACCTCTATACTTTGATGGATATCTTACTGTCAATACAAATGCCAACAATCCCAATCTTCGTATCAAGTTTCATAACTGCCATCCTGTATCTATAGGTATGGTCAGTTTCGATACCAAAGTGGATGCTGATTCTATTCCTACTGCTGATTTTACCTTTCGATATGATGGGTTTGAAATAGAAAGACTTTGACATTTCCTAAGTGATATGTTATACTATGTCTTTGGAAAGGATTTGACATGAAACCACCTGTGCATATCGAGGCTCTCATGACTGAATGGTCAGAGGATAGTATCATCGATGCTACTGCCATGGAAAAAGAAACCCTAAAGATTTCCAATCTACATTCCAAATATCTCAATATCATGTCCTACCATAGGCACATGGTTCGTAAACTTGAAGCAGATTACAAAGCACTAAAGAGTCTAAAGGAAGACTTTTTTGATGGTCATCTAACTCTAGAAGAGATAGAAAAGCAAGGTTGGGATCCTGCTGAACTATTACATATCAAAGGTAATAGAAATCGTAAACTTGATTCAGATAGACAACTAAACAATCTACTTCTCAAAAAAGTATCTCATGAGGAAATCGTTACATACTGTGAGACCGTGCTAAAATCCCTACACAATAGAAGCTGGGATATCGGTAACTATATAAAGTATAGGATACACATGGACGGCAAATAGTGAACCATCTAATTCTCTACAATCAGGATGAAAGTTATATCAAGATTCAATGCGAAGAATCTGTAGCATGGGAACTTAGAGACGCATTCTCATTTCGTCCACCAGGATTTCAGTTCGTTCCATCTTACAAGCAAAAATTATGGGATGGTTATCTAAGACTTTTCAATCCTGCAACCAGACTAATCTATCGTGGACTTGCACCACAAGTTATCAAGTGGATCAAAGATAGCGGATATACTTATGAATATGAAAATGATGATACAGACAATTCTTTTTCCCTTGAAGAGGCTAAAGAGTTTGTGGAAAAACTTAACCCTAAGCATCCACCTAGGGATTATCAACTTGATGCTTTTACTCACGCTATACGCTCTAAACGTAGGATCGTCATCTCTCCTACTGGTAGTGGTAAGTCTTTATTGTTGTATATGGTATGCAACTTTCTTCTAAAAGAAGGTAAGCGTGGACTTCTAATAGTTCCTCGCTCTGCACTTGTCGAACAGATGTTTTCTGACTTTCAAGACTATTCTACAAAGAATGGTAAAGATATGTTCAAATACTGTTGGAAAGTGTATTCTGGTAAAGACAAAAACTCACAACATCCAATCATCATATCCACATGGCAATCACTACAAAGATTGCCTAAAGAATACTTTCAGCAGTTTGATTATGTTATATGCGATGAGGTACATCAGGCACAAGCAAAAGCATTGACAGATATTGTATCAAAATGCACTAAGGCGCAACATCGTCTTGGTGTAACTGGAACATTATCTGGTGCTAAGTCTCATGAATGGGTGCTTATGGGTTTGTTTGGTGAAATATATAAAGCAACCTCTTCTGCAGAGTTGATGAAGAAAAAGCAACTAGCAGAACTATCAATCAAGTGCCTACTACTAAAATACTCTGATGAAGAATGTCAGTATATGAAAACTGCATCGTATCAAGATGAAGTCAAGTATCTGATTTCCAATCCTGCTAGAAACAAGTTTATCGTAAATCTAGCATTGTCTCTTGAAGGTAATACTCTACTACTATTCAACTTTGTTGATTCACATGGTAGAGTATTATATGACATGCTACAAAAGAAAGCCAAAGATCGCAAGGTCTTTTTTATTCATGGAGGAACTGATGTTGATGAAAGAGAAGAAATTAGACGCATTATGGAGATGGAAAGGAATGCAATCATTGTTGGTAGCGTGGGTGTCCTTTCTACTGGGACTAACATTGTCAACCTTAATAATGTTATCTTTGCATCACCAAGCAAGAGTAAGATTAGGAACTTACAATCCATCGGGCGTGTCCTTAGAGTCAACGAAACTAAACAATCCGCAACGCTCTTTGACATTGCCGACGACTTTAGCTGGAAGAAGAGAGAGAACTTCACCCTAAAACATTTCTTTGAACGAATCAAAACATATGGTGATGAGCAGTTCAAATTCAAAGTCTATAAGATAAGCATGAAGGATTGAATATGACTTATGAAGACAAGCCTATAGCAAAGTTTCTAAGGCTACAAAATGGTGATGATATCATTGCTGATGTAAGTGAAACAGAAGATGAAGATGGTACACTATATACTCTTTTTCATCCTTTGAAAGTTGTCTACATTCCTGTAGATGCATCCGGATCATTATCTGTGGCCTTTATCCCCTGGGTGTTTTCTAAGATTGTAGATGAACAAGTTTTTGTTCTTCATGATCAAGATATTCTTATCTACACTGATGTCGCTAAAAAGATGAATATATACTATTGGGAGAGCGTCGAAGCAACCATCAATAGACAGTCTGTTCCTGAAGAAGAAACTGTTGATGATATTGATTTGCTTGAAGATGAAATGGAACAATACGGAAAGAGGACTTT